ATTATTCAAGTAAATAAAAAAGGTGAAATTAAAGAAATTAATAAAAATTCATTAGAATATTTAATTACGCATTTACCTGTATATATACAAGAATATCAAGAAAGTAAAACAAGAAGTTTTAAATATTCATTATCAAAAAAATTAACTATTCATAATTTAAATTTAAATGGTTCAAAATATATTTCAAAAAAAGCAAAATTTTTACAAGCATTATATGCGTATAATTACTTTAAAAATGAAAATAAAGTTGATTTTAATTTAAATAATTTAATTGATAAATTAGATAATATTGAAAAAAAACAATTTATTGAACTTAAAAATGATATAGATATAAAATTAAAAGATGATAAATATAAAGAATATATTATTTTAAATAATAATAATATTATAATAAATATTAATGAAGATATTAAAGAAGATACATATAGTGATTTAGATTCAATAATAGTATCTGATAGTGATAATGATAATTAATTATTTAAATAATAAAAAATAAGATATATTTTTTTATTATTATATACTGACAAGATATATAATATAAACCATAAAATGACATAAAATGACTATTTTTAACTTATCTAATATTCTTGATAATATATTAAATTGTAGTAATTTTGATGATAAAAAACAAATTATTCAAGTAAATAAAACTTCACATCAATTATTTAATAATCATTTTAACGTAATAAATAATAAAGAATATTTTACAAAATTTAAAAAAAAATATTATAATAAAAAATATAATTTAATTGTAAATTATAGTAATTTTGACAATATTGATGATTTTAGTTTATATATTTATGATATAAATAAAAAAAATAAAATTATAAAATTAAATATTGATAGAACTAAAGCAAAAAATATTGAAAGAAAAACTCTTAATTTTAATGATATGTGGAATTTTTCATTCAAGAAAATTAAATATATAAAAAAATTAAGTATTAAAGATTTTGATAATATAATATTAAATCATTTCAGTAATTTACAAAAATTAATAATTCAAAATTGTGCTTCTATAAATTTATTAAATTATAAGTTTAATTATCTTTATTTATTTGATATAGAAATTATGGAAGATTGTGAAGTATTAAATTTTACAAATATATATAATAATATGCCAAATTTAGAAATTTTTAAATTAAATTATAAATATATATTAGATGATATTCATAATTATACGATAAAATTACCAAATTATTTACCAAAATTACATACTTTACATATTGATAATATTAAAGATAATAATTTATTAAATTTATTAGATGATACAAATAATTTATTTATTTGCTTTCCGTTATTAAATGATATTATTGTAAATGATGTAGTATATTTTATATAAAATATGTAAAAATAAATTTCACAAAGACAATATAAATTTTTTTCCGTCGCAAATTTTCTGGATAAACCACCCATTCCGCTCATTTTTCCCATCGCTAATTTGCATTACTGAAACATACCATACCGCATATACTCTATAAAAAATGCCATATTTTATCATATTTTTATATACCATTCTAACTATATAGTTAGGGACATTAATTATGGCTTTAGCAACTAATACTCAAAAAGAAATCCAGCGTGATATGTGGATGCTACAGCAATTAAATAAAGAGAATTGTGATAAACTAATCGCTAAAATTTTCCAATTAGAATGTGATATTTCAATAAAACAAACTTATATGGAACATCTTTTGTCAAGTTTCACGGTTTTAGGTCGTAATATTCCTACAATTAAAGAAGAATGTAAGAGTTATATTACATTACTTAAGAAACAAAAAAAAGAAAGCATTAAATCAGTAAAAAAAGTTAAAGAAAAGAAAAATGATAATGTCGTAAATCCATTAGTGTATTTTATGAATAATAATCCACATAATAAAAGAAGTGTTATAAAGAAAGATTTAAAGTTATCTAAAAAGAATAAAAAATAAAAATATATAAAGTAATAAGTATATTTTATATATTTGTATATTAAATTATTTTTTTTTAGGTTTCGGTATTTTTGAAAGAGCATCAGTATCTTCTTGTTCTCGTTGTTTTAAAATTTCATCTAAATCATTATATTCTTTAGGTTTATTAATAGCTCTTGGATTAATTAAAGCAGTTTGATTAAAACTTGCTATATAATCTGCATGAGAATTTGTATCATAAAGAGTAATTTGTCGTTCATTATTAACTTTATTAGATACATTATTCTCAAATTTTTCATTAAATAATTTATTTAATTCATTTATATCTGTAATACCTATTAAATCATTATCTTTTTTAATATCAGTTTTTTTCCCTTCATTAGTTAAAACTTTTTTAAGTTTTGTATTCATTTTATCAGTATCTTTTGAAAATAATAATCCAGTAAAACTACTTTTAGTCATTTCATCTTTATAACCATAATTAGTTCCATTTTCATCATTATCATGATTTTCATTAAACATTTTATTAAAAACTTTATTATCTTTTTTACTAAATTTTACAGCTGAACCACTTTCAATTTTTTGTTTTTTTTTATCAGATAAATTTACTTTATTATATATTAAAAAATTAGTTTCTCTTTGTTCTTCTAATTTTTCAAATTCACTATTCATTTCTTCAAGTGTTTGTTGTTCCTTATCATTTAATTTTAATGAATTTAAAATTTCGGTATAAGCTATCATAGTTTTATCTAATTCTTCTTGTGAACCATTAATTCCTTTATCAGGATGACAAATAAGTAATTTTTGTTTATAATATTTTTTTAAATCATTAATTTCTAATTTTTCTTGTAAAATATATTCCATAGGTATATTTAATGTATTATAATGTTTTTGAAGATTATTTGTAAAGTCTTCTGTTTCATTTATATTATATAAGTTATATGTCATTATTAATCAATTATATAAATATATTCTATATATCTATTTAAATTATAAATAAATTTTTCTTTTTATATAGTTTTAAATTTTATATTTAATCTATATTATATAAAAATTCAAAGAAAATTTATTAATTATAATGATATACAAAAATTAAATGAATTAACATTATAACTTTAAATAAGTAAAAATATAAATGTAAAAAAATAAATTAAATTAAAATATATTTTTTTTATAAAATCTTCTATAAATTTTATATATAAAACTATGTATATTATATAATATATATAGATATATTTATAAAAATTAGTATAATAAAAATAAACAATATCTATAGCATATGTATTTTAATATAGCATCAGCCCCATGTAGTTTTGGTATAAACGAAACAACTAATTGGCAAGAATATTCAAATTTAACATTTGAAGAATTTTTACATATAACTAAAGACCAAGGATATGATTCATTTGAATTAGGTGATAATGGATTTTATCCAGAAAATGCATTAAAAATAAAAGAATTAATTGATAAATATAATATGCGTTGCAATGGTATATTTGTATCTTTTCCATTATTAGCGAATACTGAAAAATTAAAAGAACAACAAATAGTTGGATATAAATATTTACATAAGGTTTGTCAAATATTACAAAAATTAGCAACTAATAGTTATGTCCCTTATATTATATTTAGTGATTCAATTCACGATACGGATAGAATAGATAATACAGGAAACAAATATAATAAATCATATTCAAAAGACGATTTATATTTAGTACTTAAAGAATTAAATAATATTCAAACAACTGTTAAATCATATGGATTACGTTTATTATATCATCAACATGCAGGTACATTTTTTGAAAGTTTTAATGAATTATTAATAATACTTTTCAAAACTGAAATAAATATTGTATTAGATACAGGACATTTTATATATGGATTAATGCATAAATATAAAAATATTGATATGATAAATCAAATTATATATAGATTTATAGATAAACATCATAAAAGAATTGAATTAATACATTTTAAGAATGTTAATCATAACATTTTTCATAAATATTTAGAAAAATCGTGTAAAAATAAGTATAATAGATTATTGCAAGAAGGTATATTTACGAATTTAAATACTGAATATGGAGTATTAAATATAAATTTAATTTTACCATTAATAATTAAATATCGTTGGGATATAGTAATAGAGCAAGATATTATTGATAAATATATGTTAAAAAAGGCAGAAATTATATCAAAATCAAATATTACATATCTTAATAGTAATTTAAATTATCAATTAAAAAAAAAGCAAAATATATCAAAATTATAAAAAAAATGCTTACATATATATTTTGTAAATATACCTATATTTCTATTTCTATTTATATTTAATATAAAATGGTTAATAATCAACAAAAAAAATGTATATTACATAGTTGTAATGGTACAGTAATTAAAGGTGAATATTGTAGTAATTGTTATACAATAACAAATATTAATAGTCGTTTATATAAACTATTAGAATTTTATCGTAATTATGTAAATACATTAGTGAGTGAAGGATATGTAATTAATAAAAAGAGTGATAATGTAAGTCAATTAAATAAATATAAAAAAGGAAAATGCAGAGTACCATTTTGTAATAATGTATTATATAAAGAAGGTATCAATATGTGTCATTATTGTTATTATCATATATATAAGGATATTGTAAAAGTGGTTCAATAAAGATTAATAATAATACAAATAAAAAAATTTTTTTTAAAATTTAAATGAACTGCTTACATTTAATTGCGTGATGTACTGTAAATAACGTTTTTGAATCCAGCCTTGTCAATCTTCTTTTGACATTCTGTACATGGCTTGGAATTTCCAAAATTGACGCACATCATATCGTGCGTGTGTTCTTGTTCGCAATAAGTCTTCTTTTTCTTTTGTTGTTGCGACAAGAGAGAACACCCAGACACCCGAATCACCACCAAAGTGTATTTATGTGCCTTATCATACAATCCCTTTCGCTGCAAAGCCAAAATGGCAGCGTGTTCTGCGTGAATTGTATGAAATGGACCCGAATAACTCGGACTAGTATTACACTCGAAGATAATCGGAATGCCTTTGTGGTCAATGATAGCACACGCATGACGAAATGCGACATCTGCACCCGTCGCAGTGAAGTACATCTTGTACCAAAATCGTCGGTCAAGAACCCTCTCATAAAATACAATACAATCTTGAATCATAGGTGTCTTCGTAGTTACCTTTTTCATAAGACAGTTTAAAATTGAACAAGAGCCGGTCCTTTGGTGCAAACCCAATATGATGTTTTCCATCAAAGTGACGTTCGCACAACAAATGCGAAGAGCGATGCAAAACCAAGGAAGATGATTCCATCATATGTTCTTCCTTCAAATGTTGGGCTTGTGCCAAAATGGCAACGGTATTTGAGTTAAACATATGAATAGGCATTTTTTATATATATTTTATAAATCTTTAAAAAAATTGAAATAAATATATTATATATATTACATATATTTATATCATTATAATTAATTGATAATTAAATAAATGTATTATGGATTATTTAATATATTTAGAAGACTATCATATTAGATTTTTATATAATTTATTAGTAACTAAATTAAGAATTTCAAATTATGATATATTATATAATAATAATTTTAATAGAAGTAAAATTGTAAATAAAATAGTACATATTTCATTAGGAAAAAAAATAAATATAAAGCAAATATTAAATGATTATAATATACATATATTTGATTTAAATTATTTTTATAAATTATATGAAGAATTAAATATATTATTAATGACAATAATTGAAGTAAATATCATATGTAATATATGCTTACAACAAAAAAAATGTAAGGCATTTTGGAAATGTAATCATTATATATGTGAATTTTGTTATATTAAATGGAAAAAATCATGCCCAATGTGTAGAAATGAAGAATTAAGACCTAAAAGATTAGGTTTAAATAGTGTTATTATATTACTATTTAAGGGATATTCATATGGCTATTATATGGAAATAATAAAACATTTACATAATGGTTTTCAATGTGTATATTTAAATAAATATATATCATTAACATATTTGCGTAATAAGAAATATCATTATTTTGTTACTGATTATAAATATAAAAATAATGATAATGATAATAATACTAATAATTTTCAGAATATATTTATAAGTTATGAAGAAATAATTAATAATTTAAGTAAAGATAAAAATGCCTTAACTATAGTTAGTTAAGTAGTAAAAGTATAAAAAATATAAAAAAAATGATAATAAATATAAAAAAGTAATATACCCTTATAATTGTATTATAAGATTAAATATGTCTGTAGGATATACAGATATATCTAACTTATTACAAAAATCAATATTATCATTACAAGATATTGAAAAATTACAATATGACTTAAATCATTATAAATGTAATATAGTATCTAAAAATTATACAAATGATATAAATAATTTATATTCTGGATTATTTATAAAAAATAATTTTACATATACATTGGATAAATATTATAAATATGATAAAGATTATTCATATTATAGTGAATTTAGATTTACATATAATGAAAAAGAATTTTCAATCATTATAGAATTTAAACATAATTATACTAATACATTAAACACATATTTTGATGTATCATGTGAAATGTCTATTTATGTAAATTATAAAAATGTAAAAATTACATTATGTGATAAATATGATAATATTCATTCTAATTTAAAAGAAGTATTGATTGGTTTATTTGAGGAAATTAATGAGGAAAATTTAGATGATCCAGAATGTTATGAGGAATTATGTAATATAAAAAGACAATTAATTGATTTTAGTAAATATTTAGAAGTTAATTTAGAATTTATTTATGACTTATTAACAACTTTAATAATTAAAGTCCATTATATGAATATTCCTAAATATTAATTAAATAATAACTATAAAAAAATAAAACTAAAACTAAAATTAAAATTAAAATTAAAAAGTAAAAAAATTAAAAATAATTTTTAATTTTTTTATAAACTAAACATATTTTTTCCATTACTATTAATATCTTTATGTTTCTTTATATACTCTTTTTGTTTTGCTTTTTGTTTTTCAATATAACCTCTATTCATAAGCAGATTATTCATATTCATTAAATTATCATGATTTTTCTTAATCCTATCTTGTTCTTTTTCATAAGCTCTTTCTTTTGTAATATTTTCAAAATTACTAACTGAAATCATTTTCTTTGCTTCTGCTAAATTTTGGCGATGTTGATATTCTTCATTTTTTACTTTATTTGCTAATCTTATATTATGGTAATCGTCAATAGGTAATGGATGTTTAGCTATAACTGGTACTTCTCTATTAATAGGGAAAGAAGATAAATCTTGAGATTGATTATTAATATCATTTAAAATAGTATTCATAGGTTCAATTTTTTTATTAATTTGAATATTTTTTTGATTAAAATTATATTGTAATATATCATTAGATGGTTCATTAAGACGAGCATAAGTATTATGTAAATCCATAGTTTTTTGTTGTGGATTTTGTAATTGCACTTTTTGCTGTGCTTGTGCGCTTGATGTAAAAAGATTATCATTAACCATAGTATCATTTAAGAGATTATTAGATACTGGAAAATCTCTTGAATTTTGGCTCATAGGTGCTGGTAAAGTTAATTGTTTTTTTTGTTTTAAGAATTCTAAATATTGATTAAAATCTGCGGTATTATATTTACTTAATTCTAAATTTTCATCATAATCATTACAATAATGTAAATTATCTTCAACAGCATTATGATTATTAATATTATTTACATTATTTAATGTTTTAAAAGTTGCTACATCTTTAGGTTGCCAAGATATATGAATTAAATTAGGTTGTTTAGGATTTATAAATATAACAAATCCATTTTTTTTTAATTGAATCATAATATAAGCACAACAATAATTTATACGATATATCGGTAATCCAACTATAAATTTAGGAACTTCATATGATATAGACCATTTATTTAATTTTACAGCTTGACGTATTTTATTATAGCATTTTTCTAAAACTACATTATAATATTTACTTTTATCTTGTTTTTCATTTTTTTTTTCTTTATAAATATCTATTACAGATATTTCATTTTTAGCTGTTAAATTATTAAACATTTTTTTCAATATAATTCAATATTATTTATATTATATTATTTATATATTATTTAAATAAATTATTATTTAAATAATATATCATTATATTTTTTTAAAATTTCAGTAAATTTATTATATATCTTTACTTTTACAAGAAGGTCTTTTTTATTATTTAATAAATATTTTTCAAAATTATTTAATTTATTTATCCAAATTTCATTATTAGATATAAAATATTGTGAATATTTTTTTATAAAATTTGTAAAACTATTATATTTATCATTATCTAAAAATTGTTTATTTTGTTTTTTATAATATACTAATTGTTGATTTAACCAAGTAGCTAAATATTGAGTATTTTTATTATTATCTTTTCTTGAAGGTTTTTTTATATAAATTATTATTTATTTTTTTTTAATTATTATAAGTAAAGGTTTTATCTGGAAAATATGCCCCAAAAATTTCAAGACATAATTCTTTACTTTCATCAATACTCATTTTATTATATGCGGGATGGCTCATTCTTTTTGTTGCCAATTCATTTCGGGCATAATTTTCATATTTCTTCGTTAATCCAAATACTTTTCCAGCTTTATTATCATTGTCATGTGTCAATTTACCTAACATATAATATTTATCAATATTACATATCTTTTTAAATAAGCTTATTAATTCATTATGTAACCCCATAAAACATTCATACATACACCTTTTGTTTTTCTGGTCTTGTATTTTATCATTACATACTTTAATTAATAATCCACGATTAATCATAAATGTGCAACCATTTTTATAAACATCTTTATCAACCATTTTTTCTATAATTTCTTCCTTAGTTAATTGTTGTGTTTCTATAAGAGATTTAAAAATTCCATATAAACTTTCATTAGATTTAATGTTTTGTGGTTTTTCATAAAGAAATAATGGTATCCCACAATGATTATATTTATATGGTTCTAAAAGACTAATAATATTTTTCACCTTTGATAAATCAATATCTAAAATCTCAAAACGACTTTCAAATTTAGGTTTATAGATATGGTCTGGAAAGAATACGTCTGATTTGTCAGCATAATTTACTAAAATTTCAGCAAATTCTAACCCATATTCAGACTGTGCTAATACTTGAATATTATGATGATTAATGAATTCATCAAATTCTATTTCATTATGCTTTTTACCTAATGATGAAAGAAAATGTCTTGTAATTTGCCACATACTATTATTTTCTTCTATCATTATCTTATATAATTGCTGTACTTTTGAAAGACTGTGTGTCATATTTATTATGACGTGCGAATAATTAATTATATATCTTATGTGTGTTTTATATAAGTAAGTTTAATATAACTTTATATCATTTTTTTTTTATAATTATATATATCACTATTTCTTTATATAATTATAATTGAAAAAAAGAATGGGTATAACATTTTAAAAGAATTACTTTTTCATTTTCCACCTCGTTGTCAATGATAAAATGCATAGCGCATTCCACCCCTGAGGCGTAACACCAGATGAAGCGTCGCCTCTTTCTGTATATTATAGTCAGAAAGTGTTCGTCCATCTTCTAATTGCTTTCCCGCAAAAATAAGACGTTGTTGGTCTGGTGGAATTCCTTCTTTATCTTGAATTTTTGCTTTAATAGCATCAATAGTATCTGATTGTTCTACATCAAGTGTAATTGTTTTTCCTGTAAGTGTTTTTACAAATATTTGCATTATCTAATTTTACTTAAAAAAATCTAATATTTTTTATTATATAATTATATATTATTAAATCTTTAAATAGAAATAATATCAGTAATATTTTCGGTTTTATATTCTTGATATGTATCTTCATCATCATCATAATATAATTGAATAAGTTTTACGAAAAACTCATCATATTTTCTAATTTATGTTCTTTACAATATAATCCTGTTTTTCTATACTATAATTAAAATTTGGTCTGATATTGCAACCTTTTACTTTACATTTTTTATCATTAGAAACAGTTATCATTAATTCTAGTTTATGTTTTTTACAAAATTTAGGTGGTTCTCCTTAAAAATTATAATTAGCTCTTATAATGCATCTGTCTCACATTACATTTTATTTCTTTACATTTCTTAAAATTTGTAATATTTACCATTAATTCTATTTTATGTATTTTACAGAATTTTGGCTGTGTTTCACTATTAAAATTATAACTTGTAAGTGTTTTACAATCTTCTTTTTCACATAATTTATGGATTTTATCAATCATATCATCAGTTTTATGAAGATTACAATATTTTGGTTTATCTTCTGATTTTATATTATACATTGCTGTTTTTTTTACAACCATCAAATTTACATAAAACCATTTTATATAATAAATTCTAACTTTTTAATGCTGAAATTCTTTTTCATGTATATAATTATATAATATATATTAACATTTTTTTAATATATTAAAAATAATAAAAATTTTATTTTTATCTTATTGGAATTCCCATTAATCCTTGTGGACCAGCCATACCAAATCCGGATGCAAGATTTACTCCAAGCGAATAGCCTACACCAGCCTTGGTGGTGCTCCCTATGCTAGGACTGAATAGATCTAGCACACTAAAAGTTGCGGAAGCGACTAAACCGAGCATCACGACTTCACGCCAGTTAAGTTTAGAACTGGGGATAGCGTAAGCACAAAGACTTACAACGAAACCTTCAAGTAATACACGAAGAGTGCGAATAATAACTTCATTAATATCTAACTCAAAGCTAGGAGCGGAATTAGCTTCAATTTCATCAGCGTTTTTTCTATCAGTCATTTTTTAATTTATTTATTTATAAAGTTTATATTTTAAAATAAATTGATTTATTATTTATTATTTAGAAAAAATAATTTAATTTAAATAATATAAAACATAATTAAATTATGTTTTGTTGGAGATTTTTAAATCGAATTGTGTAAAGTTAGAAATTTTTTTATTTTTTATATCATATAATACCATTGCTTCATAATGATTTTTTTTTTTTTTTGACATATCGTTATTTTTTGATATAACGGTATTATTACTATGCTTTAGCTCTACATGAAATAAATTAATTATTTTATCATAGTTACTTATTTGATCATTATGTTCTATACAATACTGAGCTAAATTATTATCTTTATTAATATAAAATATATTTAACAATATTTTCTTTTCCTTCCAACCATTATTTTCAAAATAATACGTTATATAGCGTTGCAATAGTCCATCAAATTCATAACCAAACTCATTAATTTTATCAATTATTATATTTAAATTATGTGAGTAGTTGTCCTTACCACTTCTTATGTCATTATTCAACCCATCTCCGAAAAAGACCAGATCATCCAACAACGACATTAATTTAGGATCATTTTCCTTCAATTTTTCGATTAAAAATTTACTAATTTTTTCTTTAAATTCTTCTACTATAGATTTACGTGACATGTAGTCACCAATATTAAGATATTTTCTATAATTTTTATTCAATAAAAACATAACTGAATGATAAAAACATGCACCGTCTCCCACTATATCAATAGATACACAATCATATTGTGTATTATCTTGTATATTTCGTGTATTATGATAAATAATATTAAATTTATTATCTGATTCACTAAAACGAGTATTTATTTTAAGATTTGGTATTGATGATCTTGATGCTGGTGATGTTGCTGATGCTGATGATGACCCTGTTGCTTTTGGTGATACTTTTGGTGATGCTTTTGGTGATGCTTTTGGTGATACTTTTGGTGATTCTTTTGGTGATGCTGATGATGATGATTGTCTTGATGATGATTGTCTTGGTGATGATTGTCTTGATGATGGTGGTTTTGGTTTTGCTTTTGTTATGTTTCCATACCCCCGTACTAATCTCTGCATAAATATAGAACTTGGGTACCCCAAAAAAAATTTTGGTAGTGATGTTGTTGGTGCTACTGCTGGTGCTGCTGCCAGCGATTGTTGTGACGGTGGTTGTCCTGCTGCTGCTGGTACTGCTGGTGGTTTTGCTGCTGCTGGTTTTGCTGCTCCTAATGGTTTTGGTGAGTTTGATGATCTTGATGCTCCTGATGATTTTGATGCTCCTGATGGTTTTGGTGGGTTTGATGATCTTGATGATAATTGTACTGATGGTGCTGGTGGTTTTGCTGCTGGTGTTCCTACTGCTGATGCGGCTGCTGCTGATGCTGCTGCTGATGACCGTGATTCCGATGTTTTTGATGTTCTTGGTGATCCTGGTGATCTTGATGACCTTGATGCTCCTGATGGTTTTGGTGGTTTTGGTGGTTTTGGTGAGTTTGATGCTCCTGGTGATTCTGATGATCGTGCTGCTGCTGGTGCTACTGCTGCTGGTGCTGCTGCTGCCGGTGATCGTTGTGGCGGTGATCGTCCTGCCGGTGCTGATGCTGCCGGTGGTTTTGTTGCTTCTGGTTTTGCTGCTGCTGGTGCTACTGCTGCTGGTGCTGCTGGTGATTGTTGTGATGGTGATTGTCCTGCCGGTGCTGGTACTTCTGGTGGTTTTGCTGCTGCTGGTGATCGTTGTGGCGGTGATCGTCCCGCTGCTGCCGCCGCCGATGACCGTGATCCCGATACTTTTGATGTTCTTGGTGATCCTGGTGATCTTGGTGAGTTGGATGATCTTGATGCTCCTGATGGTTTTGGTGAGTTTGATGATTTTGATGCTCCTGATGGTTTTGATGATTTTGGTGAGTTGGATGATCTTGATGGTTTTGCTGCTGCTGGTGCTACTGCTGCTGGTGCTGCTGGTGGTGTTTTTGTTACAGGTGATGGTGTGATAAATTGCACAATTTTTTGTAAAAATCCGGATATGGGACCTGGTACTGCTGGTGGTTTTGCTGCCGGTGCTGCTGGTGGTTTTGCTGCCATGCTGCTGGTGGTTTTGCT